ACTTATCTCATAACCAGCCAGCGCGATCTTGCTGCCACATTTGGTGTACCGTTCTTCTACAACACCACAACTGGCACACCAATCAATGGTTACGAGCTCAACGAGTATGGCTTGCTGGCTGCTTACAGTGCGTTGGGTGTGTCAAATCGTTGCTATGTACAACGTGCCGACATTGACCTCACCGAACTCACAGCCAGTTTGAGCCGTCCAGTGGGTCAGCCCGACGATGGAACCTACTGGCTTGATGCATCTACTTCAGTGTGGGGCATCCAAGAGTGGAATCAAACCAACAACACATTCACTGTCAAAACTCCTTTGGTGTTGACCAGCAGTTCCGAAGTTGACATCACCAACGTTCCACTGCCTAGTGTTGGCAGCATTGGTGATTACGCCATTGTTGCAACCACTACTATTCTTGTTGGCTACTATAAAAATAGCAGCAACACATGGGTAATGGTTGGCAGTGATGCATGGAAAGAATCATGGCCCACTGTACAGGGCAGCAACGCACCTGCCAGTCTAACTGCCAATGCAAATCTTTTGATCAACGATGCTCTTTTCACAGTGCCAGTGAGCCCAGATAATACCGTGGCTGGACTGGCTGCTGCCATTAACGCTGCACCGCCAACTGGTGTATCAGCTGGTGTGGTAAGTGGCAAACTGTATTTGTATGCTGACAGCACAGCCAGCAACGACGGGTCAACTTTGACCAACAATGGTGTGATTGCGGTTGACCCTGGACCCAACAGCGGAACCGCATTGTTGACTGCTCTGGGAATTACCACTGGCGAATACGCTGCTCCTGAATATTTGCCTAGCTACAGTTACCAAGCTCCGCGCTGGAGAACCACAGACACTGAAGGTGGTCGCCCAACTGGATCAGTTTGGAACAATCTAAGCGCTGCTAACAATGGCATTAATTTGGCAATGAAAAAATACAGCACCACATTGGCCACTTTTGTTACGCAAGCATGTCCGTTGTACTCGGGTGACAATGCTGCCATTTATGCATTAGACCCCACTGGCGGTGGTAGAAATATTCCAGTTGGTACTACCTATGCTGTGTTCCAGGCCAATTTTTATAGCACCAATCCATTGGTGTGCATGGCATTTGAAATTGTTGAAAGAGCTGTGTTGGGCCAAACTGTTGTGACAGGAACCACTACTCCGTCGCTAACAGGCACTCCTTTTACACCTGGTAACAGCTTCACTTTGACTGGTACTCAGCCAAGTACACTTACTCCAGTAACTGCTACTGTTACAATTGGTGGCACTGGCACTGTGGCTAACTTCATTTCAGCAGTGTCAGCAGCCAACATTCCTTTTGTTTCGGCAAGTGTAAACACTGCAGGTAACATTGTGTTTACTCACAGCGCCGGTGGATCAATTGCGCTGACACCAGGCACAGGAACTCCATTGACCACTGCGGGCTTCACTGTGTCAACTACATATGTGCGTCAAAGTGCCAGCACTGCTAATGGTCTGACACTCAGCAACTTTGTCACTACCCCAACATTTACATATGCAACAAATGATGTTGCACCTGATCAAGATCCAGCCAATGGACGTCTATGGTACTACAGCACTGTAAGTGACGTAGATATTATGATTCAAGACGGTGGATCATGGCAAGGGTATCAAAATGTCAACAATGATGTACGTGGTTACGATTTGACAGTGACCAATCCTGATGGGCCCATTATTGCAGCCACCGCTCCCACTGAGCAAACTGATGAAACACCGCTGGTGTATGGCGATTTGTGGGTTGATACCAGTGATTTAGAAAATTATCCCAAACTTTATCGTTGGGAGACTGTCACTGGTGTTGATCAGTGGGTTGAAGTAGATACTTCTGACCAAGTAACCGAAAACGGTATACTGTTTGCAGATGCTCGTTGGGCACCCAATGGCACTACAGACCCTGTGGCTGATGCTTATCCTACAATTGTGAGTTTGCTCACAAGCGATTACTTGGATCTTGATGCTCCAGATCCAGCGCTGTATCCACAAGGCATGCTGTTGTTCAACACACGTCGCAGTGGCTACAACGTCAAGCGTTTTGCCAGCAACTATTTGACCGAAGCCAACTTCCCAGATATTCCAACCTGGGTTACACAGGCCTATCCTACAGTGACCAATACCTGGATCACTGCCAGTGGCAACCGTGACAATGGTGCCATGTGGTCAGGTCGTTTGGCTCAGCGTCAGCTGATTGTGGCAGCACTGAAGTCAGGCATTGACACCAGTTTGGCAGCACGTGAAGAACAAAATCAGTTCAACATTGTTGCTACACCAGCATATCCAGAGCTCACACCCAACATGATTGCACTCAGCAATGAGCGCAACAATACCCTGTTTGTGGTTGCTGATACTCCAATGCGTTTGGGCAGCGACGGCAACAGTTTGGTTGAATGGGCCACAAACAACAACGGTTTGGGTCTGCCCAGTGAGGATGGCAACAGTGCAACCAGCAACTATGCAGCAGCATTTTATCCCAGCTGCCAGACCACTGATCTCAGTGGCAACACTGTGGTGCAGCCTCCCAGCCACATGATGGTACGCACTATTCTACGCAGTGACGCTGCCAGCTATCCATGGTTTGCGCCAGCTGGTACACGTCGTGGTGTAATCGACAATGCCAGCGCCATTGGATACATTGATGCTGCCACTGGCGAGTTCCAGCAGATTGGTGTGAGTCAGAGCGTGCGCGATATTTTGTATGAGCGCAATATCAATCCAATCACGTTTATTCCAGGTATTGGTATCACAAACTTTGGTAATAAAACCACAACCACAACAACCACGGCACTGGACCGCATCAATGTGGCACGTTTGGTGGCATTCCTACGCGGCAGATTGGAAGAAATTGGCAAACTGTACTTGTTTGAACCCAATGACGAAATCACTCGCAATGAGATTCTCAACAGTTGCAACAGTTTGATGATTGACTTGATTGCCAAACGAGCAATCTTTGACTATCTGGTGGTGTGTGACTTGAGTAACAATACTCCGGCCCGTATTGATCGTAACGAACTGTGGGTGGATATTGCCATTGAGCCAGTCAAGGCCGTGGAATTTATCTATATTCCGCTGCGTATCAAGAACACTGGAGAAATCTCAGGAGCAGCCTAATCAAAAACCTGGGGTCAAAAATTTGGCCTCAGGGTTAGGTAAATAAACATATAGGAGATAACAAATGGCAAGTGCATCACTAAACAAAATGACAGTCCCGTTGGGCAGCGGTCAAAGCAGCCCAGTTCAGGGTCTGTTGATGCCAAAACTAAAGTATCGCTTTAGAGTATTCTTTGAGAATTTTGGAGTGTCAACCCCAACTACAGAATTGACCAAACAGGTGGTCAGTATTGGTCGTCCCAATCCAACATTTGAAGAAATTTCAATTCCAGTTTACAACTCCACTGTCAAACTGGCTGGCAAACCCAGCTGGGCAGACATCACATGCTCTATTCGTGATGATGCAACTGGTGCAGTGTCTAAGCTGGTTGGCGAACAATTACAGAAACAATTTGACTTTTTGGAAATGGCTTCGGCCAGTTCGGGCATTGATTACAAATTTTTGACCAAGATCGAAGTGCTGGACGGTGGCAATGGTGCTGCTGTGCCTGTGGTGCTGGAAACTTGGGAACTGTATGGTTGCTATCTCAAAGGTGCCAACTATGGTGATCTGAACTATGGCACAAATGAAGCTGCCACAATTGAACTGTCAATTGCTTATGAGAATGCTAACCAGACACCTGGCGGATCAGGTGTTGGAACTGAGATTGGTAGAACTCTAGGATCTGTGATCACAGGCGTGGCAGGCGGTCGTTAATCGCAGGCGGTAGCCGATGCCAACATTTGGTCAAAATTTTCTTCAAGACGCAGCTCAAGGATTTTTTGGTTCGTCTTATTTGCGTGACTATCGCCATGCAAATAAGACCTTTACTGCCAACAGCTTTGAACTTAAACCGCGTTACAAATTTCTCTTTCATGTCAGTTTCACACTGAATTACGCAGAGATTCCTGCCTTAAAAGCAGCCATGGGCCTAGACGATACCAAGAATATAAGTTTGCTGGTCAAGACCATTGACTTGCCCAAGTATACCATATCTACAGAAACGCTGAATCAATACAATCGCAAACGCATTGTGCAGACCAAGATCAACTATGATCCCATAAACATCACTGTTCATGATGACTATGGTGACTTGGCTAGAACCATGTGGTACAACTACTACAGTTATTACTATAAAGATCCCAATCAGCGATACTTGGATCCCAACAACACCAACGGCAGTATTGGCCCCAGCAG